CTGAACGCGGTTTAATAATGGTTGGCTAATCCCTCCCTTGTACCGGAACCTAAATATAGGTAAACAAAATAGGTGACCTCATCATTTTATCTCTAATTCTTTCTGTTGTAATTGCAGCCTCAATTGCACTCTTTTTTAATTATAAAATTCATAGTTTGGTCTCTTTTATTTTCTTTCTTTCTCGTTTTCAGCCTCAAACTGAAAATGTTAAGTCTTTCAATCGTCAAAAGTTTTGGCGTAATGTTCATGCTAAAAAGCTTGCTCTTAAGCGTGAAGCTTGTGTTCCTCATTATCAAAAATATGAGCCTCAAAATCTTTCTTCGTCTGTCTTCATGATGTCTTTAAACTCTTACTTATGCAATAATGTGTCTGAAGTCATGATTGATAAACTTGAAGGTCTTGTTTCTCTTTATTTTGCTCTTTCTGAGGTTCAATCTTCTACTCAGTTTTTGGCAATCGTTACTCTTTATGCTAAAACTCATTGTGATAAATCTGTTGTTAAATCAATTACTGATCTTTCTAAGTCTTTATTTGATATGACTCCTCAGTCCTCTGCTCGTCCTGAATGGCTTGATCTCATGTCTTCTGCTCTTACTGATTGGAAGCTTGTTGTCAATAATCCTGGATTTGCTAAGGTCTCTAAGGTTATTTCTATGATGGTTACTCTTGGCATTTTTGGTGAAAAGTCTATTCGTCTTGGTGGACTTGAAGTCTTTTCTGCCTCTGCTCTTAAAACTCAAGTTACTGCTATTGATCTCGTTGATGCTGTTGTCAATACTGTTACTTTCTTTGCTGAAGGTGCTTATCAGTGCTTTGTTGAAGGATCATTTAAGCCTCTTCTTTTCTCTTCCTCTAAGGTTATGGAAGTTGAAAAGCGTTATATCAATATGCTTTCTCTTTGGGAATATGCTCGTAATGGCAATCTCAAGCGTTTTTGTGATATGGATGAAGCTGAATTTGATCGTGATCTCAAGGAACTTGTTAATGATCTTGAGTTGATGTATAAGGGCTCTCCTGCTGGAGCTGAGCGTAAAATTCTTTCTGATCGTTGGCGTCAAATGTCTACTATCTTGACTGAGTTTGAATCTTCTCGTGTTCGTGGAGGCCTTCGTAAGTCTCCTTGGACTTTTAAGGTTTTTGGTGAATCCTCTGTTGGTAAGTCATCATTTACTGATGTTGTCCTTTATTCTATTCTTAAGGCTAATGGATATGCAGCTGGTGATGATTATGTTATTACTTTGAATCCTGATGATAAGCATATGTCTAATATGCGTTCATATGTTACTGGAATTAAAATTGATGACTATGGTAATACTAAGCTTGACTTTGTTGATCTTTCTCCTTCTGACTGGATTATTCAAATCTGCAATAATATTAAGCGTTATGCTGTTATGGCTGATTTGGCTAATAAAGGAAAGGTTTCTATTGAGCCTGCTGTCTGTGCTATTACTACTAATGTTGAGGATATGCTTGCTCATCAGCTTTCTAATGAGCCTGTTTCTATTGCTCGTCGTGCTCATGTGCATGTTGATCTTAAGGTTCGTCCTGAGTTTTGCAAGTATGATGATCTTGGAAATATTACTCATATGCTTGATCCTATGAAGGTTTTTGCTAAGTATGGAAATTCTGATGATATTCAGGATATCTGGCTTGTGACTGTTCGTGAAATGGTCGTTGAGCAAAATCATTCTTCTGGGACTAGGCGTCTTGCTCCTTCTTTTTATTTCAAAAATAAGGAAGGATTGACTAATGTTTCTATTCTTGATTTCTTGAAGTATGCTGTCAAGGAGTCTAAGGCTCATTTTCATGTTCAGGAAAATCTTGTTAAGCATTCAACTAATCTTGCTGCTCGTTTGCCTTGGTGTGAGCGTTGTGGTGTTCCTTCTCAGGTTTGTGACTGTGAGGAGGAATGTGAGCCTCAGTTTGGATTTCGTCTTGCTCATCATATTAAGTCTGTTGGTACTCAGTTTACTAACTCTCTTAATAGGACTATGTTTGATGTTTCTACTCGTGCTGAGGATCTTGCTGTTGAAAAGCTTTTGCAGGGTGTTCGTTGGTTTGAATCTTCTCCTTTTGCTGTTTGGACTAATTATCTGCCTGATGCTGTCATTGATAATGTTTATGTTAAGGGGTATCTTCTTTGGTGTGGAACTGATATTATTAAGGCTGATGTTAAGCGTTACTCTCTTAACTTCGTGTTTACTACTATGTTCCTTTCATTGATTGTATCTTATCTTAGTTTTACTCTTGCTTTTGTGTTTGTCCTTTGTGCTTCTGTTTGGTATTTGTGGACTTATGCAACTATCGTTGAGCAAGCTAAGTCTGCTTACTATAATCGTCTTCGTGATGAGCGTGATGTTATGCCTTCTCTTTTCAAGTCTATTCGTGAAAAGCACCTTAACTATGTTTGTGGTGCTATTGCTGGATTTGGACTTTTGTGGGGAGTTGTGCAAACTATTAAGGCTCTTCGTTCGTCTATTAATGTTCAGGGACTGCTTGATCCTAAGTCAGTATCTGATATTAAGGCTCGTGATGCTCAGGTTAATCCTTGGTCTTCTGCTCCTGCTGTTGATCCTGGTGTTCATAAGCAGGTTGGTCAGGATCAGGAAATGATTAATCGTCTGTTTAAAAATCAGTGGTTCATGACTATTGATCTTGGTCAGGCTAATCGTTTCAGTGATGTTCTTTGTATTTCTACTGGTTATTATCTTATGCCTAAGCATATGCTTCCTTCTAAGCCTTGTCATGCTTCTATTCAGCGTGCTGGCTATACTGTGAAGTTTGTGCTTGATCCTAAGGTTGCTTATCATCTTCCTTCTGGGGATTTGGCTATGTTTTATGTTGCTAATTCTCCTGATGCAAAATCTCTTGTTGATTATTTTGCTGATGATTATGAAATGCGTCCTGTTCCTGCTGGGTTTGTCTATACTCGTGAGGATGGATCTATGTTGTATGATGATATCATGTGGAAGCATGAGCCTAAGGTTTTCAATGGAGCTTCTACTTTTCGTGGGAGTTATTATCATTTGAGTGCTAATACTTTTTCTGGCCTTTGCATGGCTGCAGCTTTTTCTAAGTCTGGCTGCAAGCATATTCTTGGCGTGCATCTTGGTGGAATTCCTGATTCTCCTAAGGCGTGTGCTATGGCTTTATGCAGGGGTGAAATCCTTGCTGCTCTTGAGGCTACTCGTCGTTTGGGAAGCTATCATATTGATGCTCCTCAGTCTCAGGAACTCAAGGAGGAATTCCTTGGTAAAAAGTATGCTCTTGGTGGTGATCTTCATCGTAAATCTCCTCTCAATTATATTCCTGAGGACTCTGCTATTATGGCCTTTGGGAATGTGACTGGGCGTTCTACTTTTAAATCCTCTGTGATTGATACTCCTATTTCTTCTATTGTTGAGGAAGTTACTGGTGTTGCTAATCATTGGGGTCCTCCTAAGTTTGACTTGCCTATCGTTCGTGAGGATGGTAGTATTGATAATCAAAATTGGCGTCCTTGGTATGAGTCATTGAAGTTTTCTAGCAATCCTTCTATTGGCTTTGCTGGCTCTGATGTCAATCGTGCTGTTGATGATTATCTTGTTGATCTTAAGGAAAAATTTGATTCCTTGCCTCAGTGGAAGGATGATGTTCGTCCTCTTTCTACTATTGAAGTTGTGTCTGGTATTGATGGAAAGCGTTTCATTGATTCTATGAAGGGTTCAACTTCTATTGGCTATCCTATTGGGGGTCCTAAGTCTAATTTTATGTCTGACTTGGATCCTGAGGATTTTGATGGAATCTCTTGTCCTCGTGAGTTTTCTCCTGAGTGGATGAATGCTTATGAGGAGGCTCTTGAGCTTTGGGCTCAGGGCAAGTGCGTCAATCCTATGTTTGGATCAGCTCTTAAGGATGAGCCTACTGATGAAGCTAAGGATAAAGTTCGTGTTTTTCAAGGAGCTCCTTTTGTGCTTCAAATGGGAATTCGTACTTATTTCTTGGGCATTGCTCGTTTCTTGTCCTTTTATCCTCTTGTCTCTGAATGTGCTGTAGGAATTAACTCTGCAGGTCCTGAGTGGGAGGAGTTGGCTGATCATATGCGTACTCATGGTACTGATCGTATCATTGCTGGTGATTATTCTAAGTATGATCTGCGTATGCCTGCTCAGTTGACTCAGGCTGCTTTTGGAGTCATGATTGAAATTGCTCGTTGGAGTGGAAACTACTCTGAGCGTGATATTAAAATCATGAACTCTATTGCTTATGAAGTTACTTGTCCTCTTGTTGCGTTCAATGGTGATTTGATGCGTTTTCTTGGAACTAATCCTTCTGGTCAAAATATGACTGTGTATGTGAATTCTATTGTAAATTCTTTATTGCATCGTCTTGGCTTTTTTAATGCCTATCCTGATCAGGAGTCTTTTGGTCCTGCTGGTGTATCTCTTCGTAGGGAGCTAGGTCGTGATATTCGTTTTAGGGATATCGTGGCTCTTGCTACTTATGGTGATGATGCTAAGGGTTCAGTTATGTCTGGCTTTGATAACTTTAATCATATTTCGTTTGCTGATTTTCTTGCTGCTAATGATATGAAGTTTACTATGCCTGATAAGGAATCTGATCCTGTTGCATTCATGACTGATACTCAAGCTGATTTCTTGAAGCGTAAAAATCGTTTTGATGCTGATCTTGGGCATACTGTTGGTATGTTGGATGAAAATTCAATCTTTAAGTCTTTGCATTCTATTTTAAAGTCTAAGGTTGTAACTCCTGAGGAGGTTTCATCTCAAAATATTGATGGTGCTCTTAGGGAATGGTTCTTTCATGGTCGTGATGTTTTTGAAAAGCGTCGTGCTCAAATGATTGAAATTCAGCGTAGGGCTGGAACTTTTGCTACTACTCTTCATATGGATTTTGATGAGCGTGTAGCTGAGTGGAAGGCTAAGTATGAGTAAGCTCATACTTGGCATTTTAACTGATTTATCTGAATAAGGTTGATCTATAGGCATAATCAATGTCTCATGTACTTAATATTTCAGCATGTAAAACTTTGGAAAAATAACTGAAAAGTTTATATTAATCCTATATTTGAGTATAGGTTAGTGATAGGAATAACTATCAAAGGGGTTAATAGGTTCATTACCTTGCCCCCTAGCAAAATATTGCTAAGCAAAATCATAGGCTTCGGTCTTAATCATTCTTTCTCAAATTTCTTCTACTACTTTTTGTTTTGATGTTAATAATCGTGTGTGTACTTCTACTTCTGAGCATATGTTGGGTTTCAACTATGCTAAAGGAGGGAAGCGTTATGAATATTTGTATGTTGGCTGTGGAGTTTTCATTTCTTCTCGTAATATTTTTAAATGGAAAACTCTGCAGTTTGGGGATAAAGTTTACTCATTTGAGTACTTTGTTCCTGAGGAGCCTAGTCTGGATGGTATCTTCAATATTTATTATGTTGATGCCTTGAAGGATGTGGCTGCTCCTTGGCCTCTCTATAAGTCTCTTAGGGAATCTCCTGTTCTTACTACTTTCTCTTATGGTGGTAAAAAGCAGTTGAAGCCTACTAAGTGCGTGGGGCGTGATGATGGCGTTGCAGGTGAAATGTCTGCTGCTGATGCTGAGCGTCTTTATGGGATTTCTAAGTTCAAAATTCCTCCTTTCAAGGAATTTGGATCTAAGCATTTCCTTAATGAAGTCGTTTCTGTTCAAATCAGTGGTCAGGAATATCCTGCTATTGCTAGTTATCATGCTAATCATGATCCTAAGCGTTCTCCTTCTGTTGGATCTGTGAGGCTTTTTTCTTCTAGGTCATTCAAAAAGCGTGTGTTCGTTCGTGCGTAATTTGAGTGGCCTCGGCTTTCCTATTTGAGCCTTTAATCAAATAGGGTTTGCTTTATATATTTATGGGTTATAAAACTTCTTTTTCTTTAGCCTTTTCCTCTAAGGGGGGCCCTTTATATAAAGTGTGGTTCTACGTGTGAGCGTATGGGAGGGTATTTACCCTCGGCCTTTGGCATTAGCAATGATTCATTCTGTTATTTGTCATAAAATCTTAGGAAATCGTTCCTGCAGGGTCTAGTTTGAGCTTCTAGCCTGCAATGGTATAATATAGCTTTCTTTTTCTTATTCTAATTTTATGAGGCCTAGTCAAGCCTCTTGCAATAAAATGACTAAAATTGAGGAGGATAAAGTTCCTGAAAATCAGGATCCTCTGCAGCGTGATACTCGTTTGTTTCGTTGTCAAACTTTTGGGAAGTATGTTCCTCAATCTGGGGAAGGTGAAGTTGATCAGGAAGTCGTAGTGGCTCCTGATAATTCATCTATGCAAATTACTTCCTTTGCTGATCAGGAAGCTGGTTGGATGAAGGATGCCTCTGGTCAGTTTGATGATACTTTTAATGCTGTCAAAACTCAGGATTCTCAACTTGGTGCCTTTTTGGGGCGTCCTCTGGTTGTTGACTCAACTGCATGGGTTGTTGGGCAGCCTTTGTATTATCAAATAAATCCTTGGGCATTGTTTCTTACTAGTCCTTCTATTGCTAGGAAACTTGCTAATTATGAGTTGCTTCGTTGCAATCTTAATGTCAAGGTGGTCATTTCAGGAACTGGTTTTCATTATGGTCGTACTCTTGTATCTTATAATCCTTTGAATGGATATGATGAGGCAAGTGTTACTAGGAACTTTATTGATCAGGATTTGATTGCTGCTAGTCAGCGTCCTAATTTTTTCCTGAATCCTACTGATAATTCTGGTGGTCAAATGAAAATTCCTTTCTTTTTCCTTAAAAATTATATGAGTCTTTCTAAGGCTGATTATAATGATATGGGAGTGCTTGACTATAAGTCGTTTGGAAATCTCCTTCATGCAAATGGGGGTGATGATCCTGTATATATTACTACTTATGTCTGGGCATCTGAATGGTCTCTTACTATGCCTACTTCTATCAATCCTGCAGGTCCTGTTGGTATTGCTGAAGCTCCTGATCTTCCTCCTTATGGTCCTCCTTTTGGAAATGGTGGAGGAGGTGGTCCTGAAGTCTGGCCTCCTATGGTTCCTCAGGCAGGAGGTAGGCCTAAAAAATCTAAGCAATCTCATGGAAGCAGTAAAAATAAGGGTTCTGCAACTGGCAATAAAAAGCTAAATGCAGGGGATGAGTATGGGCAAGGTATCATCTCTGCTCCTGCGTCTGCTATTGCTAAGGCTGCTGGAATGCTTACTAGCGTTCCTTTTATTGAGCCTTATGCTCGTGCAACTGAAATGGTTGCTAGTAAAATTGGTCAAGTGGCAAATATCTTTGGATACTCTCGTCCTCCTGTTGTTACTGATATTCTGCTTCAAAAGCCTAATCCTACTGGAAATTTGGCTAATGTTGATGCAGCTGATGCAGTTAATAAACTTACTCTTGATACTAAGCAGGAATTGACTATTGATAGTCGTACTGTTGGTCTTGATGGAGGTGATCAAATGACTCTTGAATCTATTCAAACTCGTGAGTCGTATCTTACTAGTTTTACTATGTCAGCTTCTGATTTGCCTGATGCAATTTTGTGGAATTCGTATGTGACTCCTAATTTGTTTGGTATTAATTCTTCTGAGCTTCATATGACTCCTATGGCTATGCTTTCTCAGTATTTTTCTGCTTGGCAGGGGTCAATCAAATTTAGGTTTCAGGTTGTAAAGTCTAACTTTCATAAGGGTCGTATTCTCGTAAGGTATGATCCTCGTTCTCATAGTGCTACTGTTGATAATGCTACTAATTATACTCGTGTTATTGATTTGGCTGAGGAGGATGACTTTGAAATTGAAATTGGTTGGGGTCAAAATGAGCCTTTCCTTGGCATGGCGCAGGCAAATGCTTCTCGTGTATATTATGGAGGAACTCGTTTAACTACTGATGATTCAGCTCTTCATAATGGAGTTATTGAGGTTAATGTCCTCAATAGCTTGGTTAGTCCTTCAACTGATTCTGATATTCGTATTAATGTGTTTGTTTCAGCTGGTGAGGATATGAAGTGGGCTCGTCCTAATCCTGATAAAATGCGTAACTTGCATTACTTTCCTGCTACTTCTGCTGTTCAGTTTGAGCCTCAGTCAGGTGAAGTTGATTTATCTGGAACTACTGGTGATTCAGCAACTGATCGTCCTACTTGTGCTGATCCTATCAATAAAATAGGTGATGATGTGGATAATGATCATGAAATGGAAGTGTTCTGGGGTGAAGTTCCTGTTTCATTGCGTGAAATTTTTAGGCGTTATGTTAAAACTCGTACTTATGTGCCTGCTATAGCTGATGCTGGTGATGTTGAAATTAGTAACTTTCGTACTAAGGCATTGCCTTTTCATTCAGGTGATGATCCTGAAGGTCTTGATCTTAAGGCTGATGCTACTCCTTATAATGCTGTTATGACTTCTCCTATTGCGTTTTTCTTGCCTTGTTATGCTGGATGGCGTGGTGGTTTGCGTCATAAATGGACCTTTAATGGTCTATCAGGGAGTACTCCTATAGTGCAAAATTATGGCTTTTTGTCTACTAATGGTGATCAAACTTCAGTTCAAACTTTTACTAATACTCTTGAACTGACTAAATTCCTTAGTTTTCAGCGTGGTCGTTTTACTAATGCAGGAGCAGCAGCTACTAACTTGGGCGTCAATAATACTATTGAAACTGAAATTCCTTTCTACTATGGAAATCGTTTCAATACTGCTCGTATTTTAACTGCTGATAGTTTGCCTTGTAATTCTTATCAAATTACTACTACTCAGGTAACTAAGTCTGGTCAAACTCCTAATCAGGATCAGGCTATTAGTGGAACTTTTGATAGGTGGGATGCTACTGGTGAGGATTTTACTTGTTTCTTCTGGTCTGGAGTTCCTATCATGTATAATTATAATCGTGATCAAAACTCTTAAAGGCGCCTTGTATTTATAAGCGTCTTTCTTTTATAGTTTTTCCTAATTTTTCTTTATAAAATTAGGGGCCTAGCCTGAACGGTGACTGTTCAGGGCGGCACTTTTATGTGTCGTAGCAAGGACCTTAGGGTCTGCTTTTTCTTAAATTGAACTTAATAGTTTTAAAAAGCGGATCCTTCGGGATTTGCTGGACTTTTAATATTAAGTCTCAACTTTCTAAATTGCACTTGCTTAAAATCAAGTGAGGTCCTTCCCTTAATTTAAGGGGGAGGGGTTGCCTTGCTTTTCTTTAAAAAAGTCACTTATGCAAAA